CCCGACTCTTCCGATGAGAAGGAAAGACTCAAAGATGTCTTGGCATCTATGAACCTTAACATGGACCGATATGTTGATGAGTCATTCATATCGACTGAGTGTTCTTCCATCGGGGCGCATGCACTCATGCATAAAATGAGTCAAACCCAGATGTATTGGCCCATAGAGGAGCAAAAGCAGCGTACTGCTTTTTTGTTGTTGTTGAAGGATATTATACCTAAGACTCCTCTGCCTATATGTCTGGATGAAGCCACCATCCGTAGTGTTCCTTTTCGTGGAGCCGCCAATTCGGGCTATCGAGACCTGTGTATGATCTATGATCAGAAAAGGCAAAAATGGCCTGATACGGTGAAACACGTTATGGAAATGCTAAATAGGATGGCTGCTGGGGAGCAAATTGAGGATTTAGCCACTTTTTGGGGCAATATCCTCTTGTTCAAGCCTGAAATTAGGGGACCCGATGACCCTAAGGACAAGGTGAGAGCAATTGCTACTCAGTGCACTCAAGCCGAGCTTGTCTCGGACATTCTATCACGGGGCCTCATGAAGGTTTGTGGTGCAGCACCATGGTATGCAGTAGGACATTCGCCGCTCACCAATGGAATTTTTGGGTACTTGCGTGCCCTCAAACATCCTTACTCAAACCAATTTCATGTTGTCCCCTATAAGTCAGCCGTGGTGGACCCTGAAGGTGGCTCTTGCTGCCTTACGATGGATATATCATCACTTGACTTTTCTTTTATGCCTCGTCATTTTCTCTCATTCTCTGTTATACGTATGCTCATTTTTGACTGGGACTCAGTCGATGAGAATACTGCTCGTATGTTTGAATCTTTGTTCTCCTATGAGATGGCCTATACCAATGTGAAGATCCTTGAAACCTTCAATGATCACTTCTACCGTGTACTTGGAGTCATGCTTTCCGGATACAAATGTACCTCCACCTTCGATACCCTCTTGATGAGACTAGCCCTCATCACCGCCGTAATGATGCTTTCTGGAGACAGATATCAGCGTGTACTTGATCTCCTTGGCAACTATATTTATGGCGATGACTGCATCATAAGATTTCCCCTCTCCCTAGTCCCCTTATTCTCCACTGATGGGACTACCCCGGACCTGTTGATTCAGGCTTTCGGGGAGCTCGGATTGAAAATCAAACTTGATCAAACGGCTATGCTCCTACCCAAACCAGGACATCGTGACAGGACATTTGCTAACGTGGTCGATGACAAACTAGTCTCTCCCGGAATTCGTTTCCTGCAGAAGTACTATGTCAAGATCGACCGTCATGGCAACACACTCCATCCAGACACTCAGGTCTTCCACAGGATTTCTTACTGGAGGCCCACGGAAGATTATGTGGTGAAGATGTCCAACCATCCTTTTGGTTGGAATCATCCCTCAGGTTCCAGAATCGCAGCCCAATATGTTAAGTGCTTCGGATATATGTTGGACACTGCAGCGAACCGGACCGCCCACACAATCGCTCAGAAGATGTGCCTTGCGCTCATTGAAGAGGACCCGTTGGTCTTGAGTAGAATCAACAATGATGATTATGTTTCCTTGGTCAAAGATTATGGAGATTTCGACAGAAATTACATAACTGATCTCCCTCGCTGTGAAAACTCTTATTTAGTAGCCCTCTCTCAGTACGGTCTTACTCCTGACAGCTTGAAGAAATGTTTTCCGCTTTGTAGTGCTAGGGCTTATGAATCCCTAATACAATTTAAGTAACTGGCTTGACTGCTTTCCTAACGGTTTTTAGCGACCTGTCAATAAAACATGTGCCCC